CGAAGGCAGTGATAAGAAAGTTACCATTGCTCCTTCTGAAAGTTATATGAAAAGCCTTAAAGAAGCAGGTAGCCCGGCACAGCAGGCCGCCATTGCCATTGCTATGAAACGGGCTGGTAAGAAACCTGGTCAAGTAGATGAGGCTATTCCGGTAATTCGTGGAACACAACCAGCTGGTGCTCAGTATGCCAACCAACTGGCAAAAATTGCTATGAAGTTGGCTAAACAAAGACACGCTGACGGCTTACGCAACGATGCCAAAGATTTCAACAAGGCGGCTAAATTATTTGCCGCTGGTGATGTGGATGGTGGTGCAGAACTAATTGCTTACGAAATGGATACCGAGCCGGCTGACGAGTTTTATGCTTATATGGAACATTATAAGATTCCTACCGAGATAGTTTTTGGGTTAAATGAAGCTGATCTTGATGAGAATCTACGCGACTGGTTTGGCAAAGAAAAATGGGTTCGCATGGATACCAAGGGCAACATCAAGGGTGACTGTGCCAGAGGCAGTGAAACGGAAGGCAAGCCCAAGTGTTTGCCACAGGCCAAGGCACATGCTCTCGGCAAGAAAGGCCGTGCTAGTGCCGCACAGAAAAAACGCAGAGAAGATCCCGATCCCGAGCGTAGAGGCAAGGCCATCAATGTGGCTACCAAGGTCAAAGAACAAGGGGTATATATAGGCAAGTCACTTACATCTGTTAAAATTTTTGAATATATACAAAGAGTCCTTGAAAACTTTATTAGAACTAAAGGGTTTAAGGGCGGACCAAGTCTTGTTAATGAACTGCGTCCTTTGTTAGATCAATTGGATCAAGTCAATGAAAAAGATTTAGCCATGAATATACGAGAAATGATGCAAGCAGCCGCAAGAAATGATCGTAGCACAAAGGGTCTAAGTTGGGGAATGTTTGCTCAAGAGTTATCAAAAAAAATACCAGAACTGATTAGAAAACGCACAAATCAAGGTGTGACAGAAAATGATCTGGATGAAGCCTGTTGGAAAGGCTATCACAAGGACGGCATGAAGACCATGTTTGGTAAACGCTATCCCAACTGCGTAAAAAACAAAAACGAAAGTCTGGAAGTCTATGTCAACCGTGGCGAATGCCCTGGTTGCGGTGGTGTTATGGTTGCCGAAGATCAAATCACAGAAAAGCAAGATGCCTGCTATCACAAGGTTAAATCAAGATACAAGGTATGGCCGTCGGCCTATGCATCAGGTGCCTTGGTTCAGTGCCGTAAAAAAGGTGCCAACAACTGGGGCAACAAGAGCGAAAGTGTTGACGAAAGTTATACCGGAGTTATGCAATCGCAGGGAATTACTGATGCTAAGTTGTTAGAAGTTGCCCGTAAGATTGACTTGTTTGCTAAAACTGTAAAATGATAGAGCGTATATGAAGATTAGTGATTTCCGTATTAGTAATCACGACAAACTGGATGATATCCTGGTGCGTCTTTGCGAAATGGTTGTAGAAGGGCAATACAAAAAGAAACTGAATCTTGGTGTAGTGGCAGCCGCAGTGTTGGATCCTGACAACAACTGTGTAGTAGGCATAAACTATCCCACAAAAGACGGCCATCGTGTGCATGGTGAACGTGCGGCTATCGATAGCTATGTGGCTCGTTTTGGAGAGATACCGGCGGGTAGTATTATTATCACCACCTGTAGTCCTTGCACACAATCTATGGCCGAGAGATCCGGCATCAACTGTAGCGATCTAGTTGACCAAGTGGGAGTGCATAAAGTGTATGCCGGCTATAAAGATCCCACACAGGATTTTAGCCACAAGCGTTATCATATTGAAATCACCCGCAATCCAAAAATACAACAATTGTGCAAAGCGTTTGCTGACACATTTCTCAAAGACAAATTAGACGAACTTGCCTTTATGGGCAGCCAATGTACCCAAGACTGTTCGGGTCATCGTGCTGGATATGCGTGGTCACAATCCAAAGGTGGACAAGTTGCACAAAGCCCATTCAGCCCCAGCTTCAATAAAGGTAGTCAGCTTCATGTAAACGGTAAGTAAACGCATGAGTTTCCTAATAGCCAACATACCTCCTGTAAAATGTTTTGTGCGTAGAGAGTTTTTATACAATCACGAACGCGGCCACGGAGAACTAGAACCCTGTTACTGGGTTACGGCCAAGGCCATTAAAGGTCAAGCCTTTAGAATAGAATGCATGCTGACCGAATACGGTGCCTTGTACGACAAGTTGCCTATCAGTGCTTATGTTTGGAAGCCGGTCGATCCTGCTGAAGATTTTGAACTGGATCACTTGCAGATCTGGGACTGTCTAGGCTACGACATAGCGGTGTTGGAGAAATCAAATCTGCGAGGACTCAAGGTCAAGTACTACGGCAAAGACAAGCAGTTTCATTTTGGGCAGTATCTGTTTACTATAGACTTTGCGGCACCGGATCACAATAGACTAGATGTTTCATTTGCAGAAGGTGTGCAGGAACACAAGAGCTACAACTTTATTCGCTTGGATAATGGACAATTTGCATGTCAGCCCAACAATCGTTGTTTATGGTACGACGTGAGCCTGGTACCTGCTCAACTTAAAACCCCCGATTTTAAAATACCCACCGAGGTGTACTGTGTAGAAAATCGCGCCAAATGGTCCGCAGGTGGCGACGACTCATGGTTTTACCGAGGTACTGATACAGAATGAACCAGTATCCAGTATATCCTGAACAATTCGAAGGTGATGACAGCGATTACAAACGTAATCCTTACTCACCTGTTTAAAGAATACCCTTAGGACCGTAACTTAGTTACGTAGGGTGCCCGGGTGCTGGGCTAGAATGGTAGGAAGTCGTGCTCCGGAAGCTATTCTTAAAACGACCATTACCAAAAACGCTTGCATAATTCAAAATACCTGTGTATAATTAATATATTATTAACAGGAGAATCACATGTCAAACCGCGTATTCACAGCAGAACAAACTAAAAAACTTGAACAAATTATTAACGAAGGTATCCAAGTGACTTCCGAAATCGAAACCTTGACAGGCGGCCTGAATGATACTATCAAGGCCATTGCTGAAGAATTAGAAATCAAACCAGGTATTTTGAAAAAAGCAATCAAGCTCGCACACAAGAGTGAATTTGGTCGTGAACAACAGGATCACGAATTGCTTGAACAAATTTTAGTGCAGGTTGGTAAGACATTATAAGTACTGTTTTATAACAGCGACTCGCTCCCGTAAGGAGCATGTAGAAAGGTTAACCGGCCACAAGCGGTAGGAGAAGAATGAGTTATATTGATGCACTTTTTGATCGTGAACACGATCGCATACATGTAGTCGAGCGCCGTGATGGTAAACGATGCTATCAGGAATATCCTGCAAATTTTATATTCTACTACGAGGATCCTCGTGGTAAATTTCAAAGCATATTTGGCACAGCCGTGTCAAGATTTAGTAGCCGCAACAACAAAGAATTCCGCAAGGAGTTAAAGATGCAGTCGGGCAAAAGATTGTTTGAATCGGATATCAATCCTGTGTTCCGTTGCTTAGAGGACAACTACAAAGGACAAGACGGTCCTAAACTAAACGTAGCGTTCTTCGATATTGAGGTGGACTTTGATCCCGAGCGTGGATTTAGTCGGCCGGAAGATCCGTTTAATGCTATTACCGCTATTTCAGTTTACCTGCAATGGCTAGAGCAAATGGTCACACTAGTTGTCCCACCCAAACACATGAGTCAAGCTACCGCACAAGAGATTGCCGCAGAGTTTGAAAATACAATTGTATTTGATAGTGAAGAAGAATTACTTAAAACATTCTTGGACCTAATTGAAGATGCCGATGCCTTGTCTGGTTGGAACAGCGAAGGCTTTGATATTCCGTACACCGTTAATCGTGTTACCCGTGTATTAAGCAAAGATGATACCAGACGTTTTTGTTTATGGAATCAATTTCCTAAAGAACGTAAGTTCGAACGCTTTGGTGCCGAGAATCAAACATATGACTTGATTGGTCGTGTACATATGGACTATATGCAACTTTATCGCAAGTACACATACGAAGAACGTCATAGTTATAGCTTAGATGCTATTGCTGAATATGAATTGCAAGAAACCAAGACTGTATTTGAAGGAACCTTGGATCAACTGTACAATCAAAACTTCAAAACATTTATTGAGTACAACCGCCAGGACACAATGATCCTGGCCAAGCTAGATAAGAAGTTAAAGTTCTTGGATCTAGCCAATACACTAGCACATGAGAATACCGTGTTGCTCCAGACCACAATGGGTGCAGTGGCTGTGACTGAACAGGCCATTATCAACGAAGCACACGAACGTGGTATGGTTGTGCCCAACCGCAAGGAACGCTATTCGGACGAGGATACACAAGCTGCAGGTGCGTATGTTGCATATCCACGTAAAGGTATTCATGAGTATGTGGGATCCATAGACATTAACTCCTTGTATCCGTCGGCGATTCGTGCTCTTAACATGGGACCAGAAACTATTGTTGGGCAACTACGTCCTGTAATGACCGATCGGTACATTGCAGACAAGATGCGTGGTGGTAGTAGTTTTGCTGGAGCATGGGAAGGATTATTTGGCAGCCTAGAGTACGAATCAGTAATGACCCTAGAAAAAGGTACAGAGATTACCGTTGACTGGCAAGATAGAAACGAGAGTGTACATAGTGCTGCAGAAGTCTGGCACATGATCTTTGACGCGAACCGTCCTTGGATGTTGACTGCCAATGGCACAATCTTTACATACGAGAAGGAAGCAGTTATTCCTGGTTTGTTAAAGCGTTGGTATGCCGAACGTACAGATATGCAAGCCAAGTTAAAAGAATGCAAAAATCCTGAAGATGAAGAATACTGGGATAAACGTCAGCTGGTCAAGAAGATTAATCTAAATAGTCTATATGGTGCTATTTTGAATCCTGGTTGTC